CAGTACAATTTCTAGCAGAAAAGAAGTAAACCTAGAACGTACATTCAAGTTCAAACATAGCGGCTTTGAGTGGACTGGCGTCCCTATCATGGCTGCTAACATGGATGGTGTTGGTACGTTACAAATGGCACATGCACTGTACAAACATAAAATGTTTACTTGCCTTGTAAAGAATATCAGTATGGAGTACATGGATACTACTGTACAAGATATCGGTGGTAACTATTTTGCTGTTAGTACAGGTACAAGTGATCGTGACTGGACTAACTTACAACAAACTTTAAACGTATATCCTGAAATACATTTCATTTGTATTGATATCGCTAATGGATACAGTGAACATTTTTGTGACTTTGTAAGTAAGGTTCGTGATAAATATCCTACGCATACTATTATAGCAGGCAATGTTGTTACTGCTGATATGACGCAAGAATTGATATTACGAGGAGCAGATATTGTTAAAGTGGGTATTGGGCCTGGCAGCGTTTGTACTACTCGCATTCAAACTGGTGTGGGGTACCCACAACTTAGTGCTATTATTGAATGCGCCGACGCCGCTCACGGTCTTGGTGGACATATTGTGGCTGACGGTGGATGTACTTGTCCTGGTGATGTTGCTAAGGCTTTTGGTGCTGGTGCGGACTATGTGATGTTAGGTGGCATGTTAGCCGGACACGCTGAAGGTGGAGGAGAAATCATTAAGAAGTATTTTGATGTTGGTCAATATTTTATTGCTGGACAAGATAGATTGGGTGTTTCAGAATATCAACCTGTTATTGAAGGTAGAGAATACGTTAAGTTCTATGGAATGAGTAGTGATACTGCTATGAACAAACATCATGGCGGTGTAGCAAACTATCGTAGTAGCGAAGGTAGAACTGTAGAAGTGCCTTTTAAAGGATCTGTTGAGCATACTGTGTTAGACTTGTTAGGTGGCATTCGTAGTACTTGCAGTTATGTAGGTGCAAACTCACTTAAACAGTTAAGCAAATGTACAACATTTGTAAGAGTCAATAAACAATACAATAACATATTTGCCAAATGACAAAACTGCTTATATCTGCTGGATGTAGTTTTACACAATTTCCAGGTCGTCATAAAACATGGCCCTATCATTTAAGTCAGGCTATGGGCGTTGAAGTTTTATACTTGGGACAAAGTGCCGGTAGTAATGGGATTATAAGTAAGAAAACAATTTTTCACACACTAGAAGCATTAAAGAATCACAATCCAAAAGATATATTAGTTGGTATTATGTGGTCAGGTAGCCATAGAAATGAATTTTATTTTCACGAGGGTAACTCAGAGAGTCACAAATTTGGATATGTTGACAATGATTGTAATCCTGTCAGAATTGTTAGTGACTCAGGTTATTACTTGATAAATGACCACTGGGATGATAGGTTATCAACCAATTATTATAAGCATTACTATGATGACGTAGGATCCGTAATATCAACCATAGAACATATATTGAATGTACAATGGTTTTTAAAAAGTCACGGAGTATCTTATTTCATGACTAAGTATTTTATGGATGTTTTTAATAGTCATCTTAAAATTAGATACCCTAATCCTAAAGCCATAGATGACCATATAGATATAATTGATCATCCTGATGTGAAATACCTATATGATTTAATTGATTTTGATAATTGGATAGACGCTGAAGATTGTCAATCATGGGTTATGAAATACTCAGGCTTACCGTTCCCTATAGAAGGTGATCCACATCCCGGTACAGCACAACACAAGATATATACTGAAGAAGTTATTATACCATTTTTGAAAAGGAAAAACTTATGGCAACAAAACGAACTAAACAATCAGTAGATGTATGGCCCAAAGTAACAATAGGTAGCCATAGTACACGAAAAGAGTATGAAGATGGTAGCGTAGAATTTTTTACTGATTGGGAAGCATTAAAGCGTGATGTTAGTCAAGCATTGCGTGAATACGAACAAAAGAAACTGGTCGATGAGGCACCGTATCATCCAGGTTATGAAGGTGCAGTTGTTGAAAAGGCCGTAAAGCCAAAAACTAAGCGTAAATCAAAGGAGAAAACATGAGCGCACATAATGATATCAATACACATTTGGAAGCATACCTAGTAGAACATGAGAAGTTCGAAAAGGGTAATAATGCCGCAGGCACACGTGCCCGTAAGGCATTGGGTGAATTAGCCAAGGCAGTTAAGGCTCGCCGTAACGAAATCACTGAAACAAAAAATGCACGTAAGGAAGCAAAGGCATAAATACATGTGCTACACAACGGTAGCACATTTTCAAAACTCATATCCGCGTAAGGAAGGATTCATATGTCATATAACAAAACAAAAACTGACCCTGAATTGGGTCGCCTAGTACACGAACACTTAGTAAAAGTAGGTGTTGAAACCCCAGTCAAAAAGCGTAACTTAGACCGCAAAGATCAAATCGATATCATTGAGGGTAATTTTGCTGAGATTATGCGAGCCTTAGGCTTAGACCTAAGTGATGACAGTCTTATGGAAACACCTAAACGTGTTGCCAAGATGTATGTCAACGAAATCTTTTGGGGTCTTGACTACGATGCATTTCCAAAATGTACTACAGTCAATAACAAAATGAACTACAACGAAATGGTTGTAGAACGTAATGTTAGTGTACAAAGTAATTGCGAACATCACTTTGTAGTTATCGATGGACATGCTACAGTTGCTTATGTTCCTAAAAGCAAAGTACTAGGACTCAGTAAAATCAATCGCATCGTAGAGTACTTTAGTAAGCGTCCTCAAATACAAGAACGATTAACTGAACAGATTTTTCACACATTGCAATTCATCTTAGATACTGAAGATGTTGCAGTTATGATTGACGCACAACATTATTGTGTAAAATCACGTGGCGTGGAAGATACTGGTAGCAGTACAGTTACTAGTAGACTTGGCGGAGGATTCAAAAATGATCCTGCTGTTCGTAATGAGTTTTATCATCTTGCAAGACAGGGTTGCAAGTGACTGCTCTGTTATTTCTGAAGATATCAGCAGGCATTTTAATTGCCTTGATCATATATTTGTTGATCAAGTATGCACCAAGGCATAAAGACTGTAATAATGACTGCAATATCACAGGAGTTTGTACTTGCGGATATATGGATAATAACTGGAGTGACTAATGGGATTTCGTAAACCAATGGATTATAATAGTGTTCATCATCAAATTTACATGGCTGGTGTAGAATTACACAGTCCCTATAATGATGGTTATGTACAATGGGCTATCAAACAAGACTTGTATAAGATTAAATGGCTTGTTGATGCTATACTTAAAGATAGTGGATCCTTTTCAGGAGAAGAGGAGTTCTTAAAAGAACATGAACAAACTGTCATGTGGAAAACGTTACAAAGATGATATTCAATAAGATTAAAGAACTAAAGGCTCAGGGTCTTAAAATTGGTATTACCTTTAGTACCTTTGACTTGTTGCATGCAGGTCACATTGCTATGCTTAGTGAAGCAAAAAATCATTGTGACTATTTGATTGCAGGATTACAAACTGATCCTACTATTGATAGACCCGACACAAAGAATCAACCAGTACAAAGTATTGTTGAACGTCAAATTCAACTTAGCGCATGTCGCTTTGTAGATGAAGTTGTTGTTTATCAAACTGAACAAGACTTGATTGACCTATTATTAATTCTACCAGTAGATGTGCGTATCTTAGGTATAGAATACCAAGACAAACATTTTACAGGCCGTGATGAATGCTGTGACAGAGGTATTGAAATAGTATTCAACGGTCGTGATCATAGTTTTAGTTCTAGTAGTTTACGTAAGCGTGTGGCAGAAGCACAAATTATTAATAAATTAAATCAATGAGTATATGATGATAAACAGTGAAGAAATTCAAAATCGTATGAGTGAATTAATGGCACCCATTGATCAACAGTTGTTTATGTGTAACGATAGACAAGATGAGTTGATGTTAGCCTGCGTTATGCTACAAAGAGTTAGGGAAATCTTTGATACTCAATTAGGTATTGAAGGTAGAAAAAAGATGTTTATGGATTTAGTATGACAAAAAATATTAATTTAAACGAATATAATCGTAATCATGAAATTAGAAATTTCCCTAACCTAGAAAAGGAACTTGAGGAACATTATGAGTTATTCGTCAAAGATGAAAATGCACAGAATAAGGTATCTCCTCGAGGGCACTATGAATATAAAATAGGCTTTAAAGAGATATTTTATTACATTAGTTGGCTATACGATAACAACCCACAAAGTGTTATTGATGTAGGTGCGGGTGAATGTTTTTGGAAACGTTGGTTTCCCAATATAACATCACTTGAACCGGGTGGTTACGCATCAGGTGAATATGCAGATTTACATATGGATTTCTCCGAAAAGTTTGCAGATGCACACGTGGAAGAGTATGATTGTGGTATGGCTATAAACAGTTTGCACTTCGGTAAATTAACTGAAGTAGAAAACAATATTGTTCAAGCCATGCGAATAATTAAACCGGGTGGTAGATTTTTATTTACGTTAAGTACGGGGATGATAGAATCACACTACATAACATCTAAACTTGCAAAGGCGCCGCCCCCAAGAAATTTAGTTGATCTTACAAAAGAGATGATTGTAAGATTACCTTATAAGTTAGTTTTATTTGATTGTCCATATGATAGACTAGGGTATGAATTTCCTATTCAAGGTCATATCAATGGAACAATCAGATTTATTTTAGAAAAATGATATCGGTCTTGGCGTCATCCCGATCAATAAATTCTGCCGCCATCAAACTTGCTACTTTTTAAAGGAGACTAGAGATGGCAAATCAAACAAGACAATACAAGTACACAAGTACAAAAGAGTGGGTAGATAACTTCCCCTGCGCATACCGCCAATGGCGAGCCGACAGTCATTGTAATCTGATTCATGGTTACAGTTTCAGCATCAAAGTATACTTTGGTACTGATCATCTTGATGTTCGTAACTGGGCAGCCGACTATGGTGGATTGAAAGAACTCAAGGGTCTATTAGAAGATCAGTTCGATCATACGTTGCTAGTGGCAGAAGATGATCCTGAACTAGAAACTTTCAAGTTACTAGAAAGTAAGAACATGGCTAAATTGACTGTGCTTCCACGATTAGGTTGTGAAGCATTGGCTGATCAGATTTACAGATATATCAATGGTGTCTATATTCCTGACTATTGGGGCCCAGGCGAAGCACAACGACTATGGTGCTATCGTGTTGAAGTACGTGAGACACAAAGCAACATGGCATATCGTGAAGGTCATCGTGAATGGAATGAGGATTTATTCGCTTGAATTCACTTGAAAAGATTTGGGCCCGGGCAACTGGGCACTTAATGGGACAGACAGACGAGGATAGGCCTAGAGTGCCTATTCTCACTGTGGGCGAAGCCAGAATCGCATTGTTCCTAAAAACTTTCTGGATTTTCCTACATGTGATAACATGTTGTTTTATTATTGCAAATGTAGTGCATCATTGGTAAAGGCATATTATGTTAGGTGAACATATAAAAGTAAGTGAATTATTTTATAGTATACAGGGCGAAGGCAGATTTATGGGTGTGCCCTCTGTCTTTTTGCGCACGTTTGGTTGCAATTTTACGTGTGATGGATTTGGAATGAAACGAGGTGAGAAGTCAAATGAGCGAAACATTATTGGTGGCAATGCTAGAGGGTATAAAGAGTATAGGGATCTTCCCCTTGTTAGTACCGGTTGTGATTCTTATGCTAGTTGGGATCCTAGGTTCAAACACCTTTCACCGGTACTTACAACGGAAAGCATTGCAGAGGCTATCGTCAACCTCTTACCACACAAAGAGTGGCGGGACGAACACCTAGTCATTACAGGTGGTGAGCCATTATTAGGATGGCAAAAGAGTTATCCTGCATTACTAGAGCATCCTAAGATGCAGGACTTAAAGCATATAACATTTGAAACTAACGGTACTCAAAAACTTACTAAAGAGTTTGCGAGATACTTAGAGAAGTGGATGAGGTATCATACGCATGATTTCTTCCGTAGTATCACGTTTAGTGTTAGTGCTAAACTCCCTGCAAGCGGAGAAGATTGGAAGGATGCTATACAGCCAAAGATTGTACGTGAATACGAAGAATATGGTGCTGCCTATTTAAAATTTGTAGTAGCAACTGAAGAGGATATACGTGATGCAGAAAGAGCCGAAGAAGAGTTTAGAAGAGCGGGGTTTAGGGGCTATACTTATATTATGCCTGTTGGTGGCGTTGATAGTGTTTATAATCTAAACGCAAAGAACGTAGCATTAGCAGCCATGCAACGTGGTTGGCGTTATAGTGATAGACTTCAAGTACCACTGTTTAAAAATGAATGGGGAACATAATGACAACAATAGTAATAACAAGAAATCAATACGAGAAAATTAAAGAAGCATTTGAAATGTATGACACAATTGACTATGTAAAATTACATTTTGATAATAGCAACGGCATCGGGTCAATAGTTACACTAGAATACAATCCTAGTTTTGTACGTGTAGATATTACTGATGTTGAAAGTTGGTAATAAAAACAAAGGAGAATATGAGTTATCTATTTACAAGCGAGAGTGTTTCAGAGGGACACCCCGATAAGATTGCAGATGCAATTAGCGATGCTATACTAGATTTAGTAATGGCACAAAAAAATTCTACATTGCGTTGTGCATGTGAAACATTAGTCACTACCAATCGTGTAGTTGTTGCAGGTGAATACAAGGGAGTATTACCTGAACAAGCGGTTGAAAGTGCAGTTCGCAGGGTTATCAGAGATGTTGGATATACACAACACGGATTTGATTGGCGAACAGTTGACATTACAAATTTACTGCACGGACAAAGTGCTGATATTGCACTAGGAACTGACACATTTGGTGCCGGTGACCAAGGATTAATGTTTGGTTATGCATGTAATGAGACTGACGTATTCATGCCAAGTGCTATATACTGGAGTCATAGAATTGTAGAAGAACTTGCTAAGATACGTAAAGCAGGCACTGTTACATGGCTAGAGCCAGATGCTAAAAGTCAAGTGACATTTGAATACAATGATGACGGTACTCCTAAGCGTATCGCTAAAGTTGTGTGTAGTACGCAACATAGTGAAACTGTTGATATTACCGCTGTAAGAATGGCAGTAGAAAATATCATTCGAGGTATCTTGCCAGAACAATACGTAGACAATGAAACTGAATTTTACATTAACCCAACTGGCAGATTTGTTATTGGTGGCCCTGATGGTGACACTGGGCTTACTGGCCGTAAGATTATTGTTGATACTTACGGTGGCTATAGTCCTCATGGTGGCGGAGCCTTCAGTGGCAAAGACCCTACTAAAGTGGATCGTAGTGCCGCTTATATGATGCGATATATCGCTAAGAATATCGTAGCAAGCGGTCGTGCAAATTGGGCTACATGTCAAATTAGTTATGCTATTGGTATGGCACAGCCTATGAGTTTCTATATAGAATGTGAAGATAAAGCATTAGCAAGAGATTTAACAATGCTCATTCCAAGAGTGGTAGACTTGACACCTAAAGGTATTATTGATCGTTTTGATTTGTTTAGACCAATCTATAGTAGCACAACTAACTACGGTCATTTTGGTAAACCCGATCTACCATGGGAACGTGTAGACTTATTCTAACATGCCTTTTTATAAAGATCATTTAAATTTTGATGGATTTAAAACTCATTGTATAGGTACAGAATACAAGTATATATTATGGCCAAGGCGTTGCCATATATCAGGTAAACTGATTTGGTTTGAACGTGCATTCAAGCAAACTGCTATGTGGACAGGGCCCGGTGACCCTATCTTTGAGCATCGATGGTATAATCGTGATGTATTTTTGGTAAATAGATTAAAGGATGAAGTGTGAGAACGTATGACAAACGTATAGGATTTATTGTTAGTTACCAAACATTAATTCCTCATGGCGGTATAGGTCAGTTCGCAAAAAGTTTTTGTGAACTCATGGACGAGCATAATATCAAAGTCGATATTATTTGCGATAAAGAGCCCAAGGACAACGAATTCATCAAGTCATTAAAGGCTAATATCATTGCGCCATTAGAATCATTACCATATACAGATCATAGTAATATCTTTATGTATGGTGATACATTCTGTTACGAACGTATGGCTAACTTCCGTAACGCTATTGTAGAGGCTATGGAACATAATCTCTACAATGCACTTATCTGTAATACCTACGAGAGTGTTCAAGTTGCTAGTGCTATGGGTCTTGAGGATGTAGTGCAAATCATAGCCTATACACACCTTGAGAGTCAGATATTTAAGGATACCAAAAATCCATTCCTCCATAATACCAATTTAATAATGCGTCAGCAATTAGAAACTGATGGGATTTATGTAGGAACTCAAAGCAAATTCAATCAACTGAATATTAGCGACAGTGTATATCATCTACCTATCCCTATAACTGAGCGCGGCTTGTTAGAGGAACATCACACACCACGTGAGGGTGTGTTATTCGTAGGTCGTTGGGAAGAAGGTAAGAATCCTGAACTGTTCATTGACTTGATTGAACAGACTAAACTACCTGCTAAGGTAATGACTAGTCCCAACGGCGTTAAGAAGTTTGAAGATAGACTAGCAAAGATCGGTGTGCCATATGATGTACGTGCTAGTATCGTTGGGCAAGAGAAAGTAGATTTCATTACTAGCGCAAGAGTAGCATTTAATCCTAGCACTGTAGAGAGTTATGGTATGGCTTTCTACGAACAACATATTCAATTGCCTACTGTAGTATTAGAAAATCAACGTTGGACAAAGAACTTTGATAGTCATCATTTCTTTACAGTCAATAAAAAGAACATGGCTAAGGTTGTTACTGACTTGTATAACAACGTACTTGATGCTAGAATATGGTATGCTAACGGTATATTAGAAATGCATCGTAGCAAAGAAAATGAAGTGTTTCATAAATGGAACGAATGCTTCAATGAGTTTGTAGGTAAGCAAAGCAATAGTAATACTGCACAAATTTGTAATTTTGGTACAGTAAGATACTTAGATTACATACAAGCATTAAACAGAAAAATAGTATGTATAGATGATATCCGTAGTGTTCTGACCAACAAACATAAATTCCGTGTTATCTATACTGACAATGATACCTGGTTAAGCAGGGATCCATCATTTGAACCAGAAGAAACAATAGAGGCAGCCGGCCTATTTCAAGGATTATAAATGCGTATAGGTATATTTGGTGATAGTTTTGCAGCCTATTACGGTATATACACTGAGAACAAACCATGGCCTATATTATTAAATGAATTGATAGGTGATGGTCAAGCAGGGCAGTGGGCTAGAGGTGGTACATCACATTGGTATTCATATGAACAATTCATTAAACGTCATCACGAATATGATTGTATTGTTTTTTGTCATACCTTCAGCCTGCGTTGGCCAGTAACACCTCCCGGACTAGAACATTACGCTTGGGAGATAGGATTTAGAAAGAATTCACCAATGGATACATATAACAAATTCAGAAAAGATATAATGTCTGAGGATTTGTTGAATTATATAAGTACCAACATCGTTAAGGATGTTAATAGAATTTGCCAAGAAAGTAATAAGTACCTTGTAAATATTTTTAGTTTTCCATTAGACTATGATATGCCTAAGATAAGTTATCCAGCATTATTAAATCTAAGTCAAATAACTAAATCAGAACAAATTTTTTACAAAGGAAAATATCAACTTATTGGAGATGTTAATACGGAACGCGGTGGAGATTTAAGAGATTGTCATCTTAACAGTTTGAACAATAAAAGATTATCAAATATTGTATACGACTTAATAAAAAATAAAACATTAGACACTACAATAGATTTAACAAAATTAGAATGGGATATTAAAGATCCAGTTATGGATATCATATATAAAAAGGATGATGTGAAAAGAATATGAAAAAAATATTAGTTACCGGCAGTTCAGGATACATAGGTTCGCATTTAGTTAAAATACTAACAGACAGTTTGAAGTACGAAGTTCATTGTTTGGATATAAATCCGCCTCAAGTACCTGCACATAAATTTTATAACGTAGACATAAATCGCCAGTTTGAAATAGAAGAAGAGTTTGATGCTGTCATACATTTGGCTGCTAAGGTAAATGTAGGTGAAAGTCAACGTATGCCTATTATGTATTATATAACTAATATTAATGGCACTATGAATGTTATCAACAAGATAAAAACTAAAAACTTTATCTTTGCTAGTACCGGCGCCGCAGAAGGATGTGCTAGTGCATATGGTATTAGTAAACGTGCGGCTGAGGATGTAGTAAAAGAATTTTGTACACAACATCGAGAAACACCATATACAATCTTTAGATTTTATAATGTTATTGGAAGCACCGTTGTGGCTCCCACTAACCCCGATGGATTGATGTACAATCTAATGAAGGCTAGCAAGACTGGTACATTCACAATACATGGTAAAGATTATGATGCAAGCGTTGATGGTACATGTGTGCGTGATTATGTACACGTATTAGAAATTTGTGAAGCACTAGTTACGGCTATAGAAAACCCTAGCAATAGTGTTGAATCTTTAGGTCACGGCGTTGGTTATACTGTTAAAGAAATTGTTGATTTGTTTCGTAAGGTCAATGATGTTGAGTTTGACGTTACATATGGACCTAGAAGAGAAGGTGATTTGCCTAGTAGTGTACTAGAAGATGTGTCGCCCTATATGAAGAACTTGTATTCGTTTGAAGAACTATTAAAAGTTACATAATGAATATCTTGCCGACGCTACTGCTTAGTACATCGTCAAACATCATTTCCATATCACGTGCTAGTATTTCGGCAGCATTCTTACGTTCGTTTTCATCACTAAACTCGGGCTTAATATTCATATAACGTGTAGGATTACCAAATACTTTACGACCATAAGTTAAATTAGTTGGAAATGGATTTAATGTTATTTTACCAGTACCTAAATATTGAGCAAATAATTCATAAAGAAATTCGTAAGGTCTTCTGATTTCATTACTACGACTGCTACGTTGTGTTCCAATAGCATTGAATAATGCATTGTATTCAGGAGTGAGTTCAAATTTTAGATTTCCACCGGGTTTACCTACCTTACCGTAGTACTCATTAAGTAAATTATTAACAGTACTAAAGAAATGATTCTCAGCCTCAGTCCATGCATGCCAGCCCTGTTTTCCCCTTCTACCTGCTTGTATAGCATGACCAAAACGATGTGCCATTAGCCAGGGTGTTAGCATAACTTTACGGTCACCGTAGTTACCTACATAAACTACAGTAATAGCATCTTCATGTCCGTCTATAATATCTTTGGCGGCATCACCGAATATGATTTCTACATTCTTTGGATCCATAGGACCATATTCACTATAGCGACTCGTGCCTGGTATATTACTAAAGAACAATCTAAAATCGTATGGAGTCTTTTCAAAGAACTTTTCTGCCTTCAACTGATTTTTAGGATGAGGTACTAACTTTTTATCTACCCCTCTAAATGGCCCTGGCTTTGTAAAGTCACCCAATGGTTGATATTTGGCTAATGCCATTTCATCAACTTCAGACTCCTTAAGAAATTCTATTGCTCTCATTAGTGTTTCAATAATAATGTGCTAAGTACACCGGCATCTTTAGCAGTTAAGTCAGGCTCACCGGGAGCAATGATAACATTGTATTTCAATGGTGACTTATCTTTGCCCTTTACTTTACTTTCCCACTCATCATAACTTAATATGCTATTACCGCTCAATCCATACTCTTTGGCTAGTCTTTGTTTTAGTTCAGGTAACTTGTCAGGTATCACTTGCCATTGGCCTTCTGGACCCTTAACTAAGTTCTTCTTTTCGTCCTTAACTAATAAATCATAGAACAATTCGCTAGGAACAATTCTACTGTTCTTTGTCTTTGATAAGTCACTATCAGCACCCTTTACTTTCTTCTCTTGTGAACTGCTTGCGCCTTCACTCCAGTTAATCATAAAGTTCTTTGGCTTATTACCTAATGCTACATCAGCAACTTTAGTATATGCATAGAAGTCAACGTTTGGTAATGAATCTGCTAACTTAAATGCCATATTTGCATACTCTGGGCTAAAGAAGTCACCAGCATCATGCCAACGAATACTTACTTTGTATTTGCCCTTGCTCTTAGAAACTTCTTTACTAATCTCTGCTTTCAGTTGATTAAAGAATCCTTCAGGATCATTTAATAGATATGTAAGAATTCTACCATCACTTAACCATGGACCTTGGAATTGTACCTTACCGCCCTTCATAGCAAAGCAATCTACTTTACAACTACCTGCACCTGGGCAAGTATTAACGATAATCAATTCGTTTGTGTTCTCATCTAATGCTATACCAACTAGTGCGGCAAAACCAACGTTGAAGAACTGTTCTTCTTCACCGTCACTATGCTTCATCTTCTCATTCTTTTTAAGAAGTGCTTTTGGTCTTTCTGCCAATGCTTGTTTGATAGCATCGGTATTGTACTTTTTACCCTCTTCGTTATAGTAACTTACCACGCTACTACGATGGATATATGGAAGTTTGTACTTGTCAGTTTTCTTTTTTTCTCTATTACGGATACGATCCAAATAGTCAGTCAATTCTGGGTCACCAATTGGTCTAGTAGGTGCAGCCAACTTAGTTGCCTCATCTACATTTTCATCACCTGCATCAGCAACAAACTGCTGAGGTGTCATAATTTTGATGCCTTTGGGTGCACCGGGTAATTTTGGCTCAACGCCTTCCATTAATTCTACTATATTCATGACTTTGGGTTCCAAATAGGTTGACAATAACTACATATATATTGTACACTTGATTATATATTTATCATCTTTGGTTTACTATGCACACTTTCGACATGTCTGTACAACGCATTGGTTTCGCTTGCAAATGGGCAGAAATCAACAAAAAGGGCGAGATTGCCAGTACTGAGGGCCTCAATACAGGTGGCACTACTCATGCATGGGCTAAACGTCAAAAGTCTCGACAAATCGTTGAGGACAAACTTATTGACGTAGCCAAGCGTAACATTCTTAATACTCATGCACTTGTTAAGCGTGTATCAGAACTTCCCAAACCTTTGCGTATGTTGCGTCTTACTAGCGATATGTTTTCGTTCTACACTATGGATGAATACAAAGACTTTTGGCACAGTCTATACATTCAAAATCTACTTGAACACTGGATGGCGCCTATCGGTGAAACTGCACGTGCCAACGATGTTCGTCTATCATTTCACCCCGATCAATTCGTTGTGCTTGCCAGCGACCGTGAAGAGGTAGTAAATAAGAGTATCGAGGAGTTTGAGTACCATGCAGATATGGCCCGTTTCATGGGATATGGTAAATCGTTTCAGGACATTAAAATCAATGTCCACATCTCGGGTCGAGCCGGCCCCGAAGGCATCAGGAAAGCCTACAACCGACTCAGCCCCGAAGCAAGAAATGGACTCACAATCGAAAACGAAGAAATCAGTTGGGGTCTCGATTCGTGCTTAGAATTGGCTGATCTGGTTCCTATCGTACTCGACATTCATCACAATTGGATTAAAACTGGAGAATACATTGAAGCAAATGACGACCGTGTTAAAATGGTTATTGACAGTTGGCGCGGTGTGCGTCCTACTATACACTATTCCGTATCTAGGGAAGATGTACTTGTTGGCCATACCCGACACGAACGCCCCTCTCTACTTCCGTTGATGGAAAGTGGTCACAACAAACAGAAACTACGTGCCCATAGTGACTACTACTGGAACGATGCAGTTAATGATTGGGCATTGACACACAACGCATGGGCTGATATAATGTGCGAGAGCAAGGCTAAAAATCTAGCCAGTTTTGCATTGTATGATAGATACAAGTTACGAGGATAAAATATGTTTGATAAATTAAAGAAATGGTTAAGTGGAGAGAATGACCCTGCTTTTGCTAAGCCGGTAGAACAACCTAAGGTTGAAAAGAAACCTAAGCAACCACGTAAGAAAAAGGAAGTAGTATTAACTAGCAAAGAGCAGGCTACTGCTAACAATGAACCTTATATTGCTATTCTTAAGGTTGATGTTGATCCTAATAATATTAATACCGGTTCATTTGAATTAGATTGGAATGACAAGTTTGTTATTAATTTAACTAAAGCAGGGTATAAGATTAAATCTACTGATACTGACGCAGAGATTGTAGATCGTTGGTTTCAAACTGTATGTCGCAATATTGCATTAGAGATTTATGAACAGGAAGATGCTGATCCTAGTAAACGTAACGATGTTAGAGTAATTCAAAGTAAAGATATTGGTAACGGCAGGTCAGAGGTAAGTTAAATGAAATTTCTACATGAATTGGTTGACTATATTCATCATGACAAAACGCATGATACTAGATCATATATTATGTCAACCATTGCCAAACAACCAGATACCAATAAGGGACTCTTTTGGGAAAAAGTTTTAGAAAAGGCAATGAAAAATCACACTAGATTACTTGAACATAATGCCAGATATAGAGACTTTGAAGATAACACGGATGCTAAATTTGCTACATACTATAGAAAAGTAGATGGCAAACTTGAGGCTTCAGTAAGTGGTATTAGAAACAAGATTGGTCCGTTAAGAATTTGTCTATGTGTTCCGGGTGAAAATTACCATAAAGTTCATTTTTTGTTTGTTCCTTATAAGGCTTATCAACCATTTAAAGATGGAAGCAATGCTTTAAAATTTGGGTTAAATCCTCGAGGAAGACCTACAGGTAGTCTAGCAAAATATATCTGTTCGTTTGAAAGTGTTATTCGCCCGAATTACGTTGACATTTAATGCAATATAGTAGTATACTTAGCATTAAATACACAACTATTTTACAGGATTTCAATGAACTACGCCCTTATCGATACTGCTAATACTTTCTTCCGTGCCCGTCATGTTGCATCACGCAACAGCGATACATGGGAAAAGATAGGTATGGCACTGCATCTGACATTGGCAAGTGTCAATCAGATTGTACGTACCCATAAAATTGACCACGTAGTGTTCTGTCTTGAGGGTCGCAGTTGGCGCAAAGATTACTACAAGCCTTATAAGGCTAATCGTAAACTTGATGAATCTGCTATGACTGAGGCAGAGATTGAAGAAAACAAAATGTTTTGGGAAACGTATGAAATGTTTACAACATTTTTGCGTGAGAAAACTAATGTGTCTGTATTACGTGAACCCAACGCTGAGGCAGACGATCTGATTGCACGTTTTATTCATCTACATCCAAATGACACGCATTACATTATTTCTTCTGATACTGATTACGTTCAGCTTATTGCTGAAAATGTGTTCCAATACAATGGTGTATCCAACGAACTCATCACCTTACAGGGATACTTCAAAGATAACGGTAAGCCTGTAGTTGACAAAAAGACTAAGGAACATAAGTTGCTTGAGGACCCACAATACTTGCTATTCAAAAAGTGCATGCGTGGTGACGCAACAGACAATGTGTTCAGTGCTTACCCGGGTGTGCGTGAGAAAGGCAGCAAGAACAAAGTTGGTCTTGTCGAAGCCTTTGCTGATCGTACCAAACAAGGCTTTAACTGGAACAACATGATGTTGCAACGTTGGGTAGATCACGAAGGTGTTGAACAGCGTGTGCGTGATTGCTATGAACGCAACCGTACATTGATTGACTTGACTGCTCAACCCGATGACGTTAAAGTTAAGGTCGATGATGCTATTCGTAATGGTGTGCGAGTTACTACTACGCCGCAAGTTGGTGTTCACTTCATGCGTTTTTGTGGAAAATATGAACTTAATAAAATATCTGAAAATGCTGAGGCTTATGCTAAATGGCTCAATAGCCCATATAAAGGTCAATTACATGAGCAAGTTACTGCCTAATCAAGTATATGCAGGATTATTTGAAATACTCAAAGATAAAACATTATATTACCAAAGTGGCATTGACAGTAAGTATGACCATTTCACCGAAAAAGGTGAAAAGGCTGCATTAGAATGGTTACAGTTTGTAGCACCTAAAATGCTAGAAGTTGAAAAGGCAGAATTAGATGCTAGAGCCAAACAACTTGTGGTTGAGGAACTCAAGCGATGACGTTTACAATTACGCAATCAAGTATCCGAACAATAAAACAAGGTGATCCAAAGTTTCATATTGTTGATGGATTAGTCATGGCACCTAGAGCAGGATTTGAGATTGGTTTGGGGTGTCCAAAAGAATATAAACAAATAATTTCAGAATGTATTGGTCATGGTTGGCTCAGACCTATTGCCAATGTTAAAGATACTGAACTATTTTGGGAAGAATTTCAGAAATGAAAAAGATTTATTACGAAAAAGTTGGGCGCAAGTATGTCCCTGTCAGTGAATATGACAGTGACTTCCTAGATTCCTTTACAAAGGGTACTCATCTTGTTATGAGTTATCCCGGTGGCAAGTCTATTCGCTATAATATTGACCCTAACTATGCGGCTATGATTGCCGCTGGACGTGTTGCTGAGGATGCGGTGTCTGATGCTATTAGAAAGGCACTAGACCTTAGACCGCAAAAACAACCTATCACCGAACATCAACAAAAACTATGGCGTGAACTTGCTGAAAGTTTCAAGCAAGATGATTATCCAATTATTCGTCCGGCTGCTAGGGATGCGGCTGAGGCTGCTATTAAGGCTATGACACAAGAGGCCGAAAAATTAATGGCTAATCCTGCTGTCAAAAAAGCATTTGACCATTTTCTATTGGTCGCCGAACTTACTAAAGAAAATGACACTAAATAAACAACGGAGGGCAAATGTCAACTACATTAATTGCTAAACCAATCATTAAAAATCAATATTGGGTCGTAACAGACGGAGACAGAAAAGTAGGTAATGTTATTGCAGATGGGTCAGGATACGAAGTTAAACTTAACGGAAACTTGACACATTTTAACAATACTCAGGATATTCAGCGTAGGGTAAACATACGTTTTCAGCCCATGAAGTCTAATAAGACTAAGGCCGAATTGCCCTACCCAGAGTTTCCTACTACTTCAAAGACATATAATAGCATTTTCGACATTAAGCGAAAACTGCATCTATTTACCAAGTCTAAAAAGAGTAAATGTTATCATGCAGCCGGATGGTACATTTTGAACCAAAATGGTACGGAACAAGTCAGTTTTTGTCCAAAATACATCTTTATCCAGCGTTACCCGTATAGAGGACCCTATAAAACTGAGGATGAAGCGAAAAATCAGATAAATATCTTATGATACATATAAGACGTTTCTTGGATAAAATGTCAGTAGCGGAGAGTAAAAAGACCAAAGACATTGTTATTCCAATAGATGAAGCAAGAGGTCTACGTGATGACATTGCTAAGTTACTGTCTGATTTGTATGAAAAGGAAAAATCTAAACCTGAACCAGTTATAGATATTCAAATTAAAGGCGGATCATTTAAGTGAGTAGAACACAACCAAAAATTATTTTAGAACATGTGGATAAAGCCACATACAAATGCGACCAGATCGTAGAGGCTAGTGGCATTTGGGCCGTGTTCTATGATGACCAGCCTATTAACTTGAAGAGCCAGCATTACCTAGCCAACGAAGCGGCACCTAAATATAAAAAGACTAGTTTCAGCAATCCGGGTCATGCAAGAAACCTTTGCCGTAAATTAAATGCTCAATTTAAAACAGACAAGTTTACGGTTGTCTTTATGAACTCGGGTAGAACTGTATACCCTGATGACCGTTCGTAAAACAATAAAACAAAAAATTACTGAAGCGGTACTGACCGAGATACCAAAGTCACATAGAATTTACCACGAACTACCCATCGATGACGTAATATTTAAATGGTGGTTCACAGGCAGACAAGATGGCCTTCGTTTAACAGACGAAGGCGTCACCGCATTTGAGTTGGCAGATATTGAATTCTATGATCATGAATTCAAACAAGAAGGTCAAAGTTATCACAACTTTGTACTTGAATTAAACAAAAAAATTAGTTGTCCTTATTACATTGGCGTAAATAAAAAGGACAAGTCAAAAACATTTTATATCAGATTGTATGATAGCAAAATTTCTATGTTGATGAACCTATATGGAAGTCTACAAGAATACTTAAATTCAATAAAGGTGAAAAAATGACTGAAGAAAAGAAAAGCAAAAATCCATTTATTAATATGGCTAACACAGCCAAAAAGAATAATAACCCATTTAATAACAACAAGCAAACCAAAGGACCTAAGCCAAATACTAAAGGCTTTGGTGGTGCTAGTGTAGTTCGCAGAAGTGGGCGAGGAGGCTAAAAATAGTTGTCAACGCATAGTTAGCCTCATGCGTTATTATATATACACAGCAACAATTTCGTTCTGTGTATTTTTAAAAAGGAAACTTTAACATGAAACTTATCGCAACATTGATCGCTGGTCTTTTCGCTACTACTGCTTTCGCCGCAGAACCTGCTAAGAAAGAAGAAAAGAAGGCTGAAGCCAAGCCTGCCGCAGCCGCTCCTGCACCCTCAGCACCTGCTGCACCAGCAGCCAAGCCTGCTGACAAAAAGGCAGAGCCTGCAAAAAGCGAAGCAGCCAAGCCTGCTACTAAAGCCGAAGATAAGAAAGCCGAAACTCCTAAGAAGTAATCCAACAAGGTTAAGTCTTTACCTTAGTCAAAGTCCAGTTTGGTACTATATCGATGACGAAGATATTCTAAGTGGTTATAGAACACCAAACGGACCAAGACGAGGACAAGATGAGCCTGAGGATGAGGAACTTAGTGAATATGTTAAATTCAGGCTTTGGCTTGCAAGGCAACTAGCACTAAGGAAATATCAGGAAAAGTGGGCGTAATAGCCCACTTTTTCTTTGATTGTTTCATATAGGCATAAATAAATTTGTAGAGCAATCTACGTACACACATACACAAGGAGAAAATTATGTTTAGTACATTCGCACACGCCGCTGTAGACGCGGTTCAAACAAGCAAAAAACAATTTGTAAATCTCGCAGTACCACACGATGGTATTCGCAACGCATTAAATTCTTTCGTTGACGCACAAGCAGACTATACTAAAAAAGCAATTGATGCAGGCATTATGGCATCTACATCAATTGGTATGATCGTATCTAGCAAAGAATTCTTTGACTATATGGCTAACTATGCAAAGTCCTCTGTTAAGGGGAAATAACATGGGCGTATTCTTATCTATAATTGCTGTAGCATTTATAGGATTACTGGGATATTTTTCTAAGTCTACAACCTATGGTAGTGATTTAGAACGATACATTGTAAACAGAAATCCGCAAAGTGCAGGTGACATTGACAGATTAACTTTTGAATACAATCAAAAATTATCTGATGAAAGGATCATATAATGCGTACATTCTTTAAAAGAGTATTTGATTTTTTAGAGATCATGGGTAGAGCAAGAACTGCCACTGCATTAACTAGAATGGGGAAATACAAAGATGCTCAAAAAGTTATGCACAAGTAATTGGTGGCCAGTTACTGACGAAGAGTGGGAAAGGTTAAACTATCCCGAAAAGTTCAACAAACCTGTTGACAAAGAAAACAAAACCAAGTAATATTAACACACAAGGAGACAGACAAATGAGTGAAGCAAAATTACCAAACGTACCTGAAGTAAAATTCAATAAAAACGGATACGAGATTCGTACCGACATTTTACATATGGCAAAGGACATGGTCCAAGCCGAATACACTTACAAGTGGCAAGGCTGGGAAATGAGTGCAAAACGTGACGAGAAAACTGGTCAGTTAGTTAGCACAGTCAATATGCCAGAGTTTCCCGGACTTGATAAAGTTTTGGAAACCGCAGAAAAGATGTACAGTTTTGTTAATGGTGTTAATAAAAAAGACAAGTAAATCAACAACTTACGTCTAATAAATGCCCGAACTAGTTTCGGGCATTTTTATTTTGCAATTTAAAACTGTATGTGTTAATATAGTCTATCTTTGGTAACATAGACAGACAGTTATGAAAAAGTTTTCAATTGCCCTACTGGCAGCAATCATTGCGGGCTGTGGGGGAGGTGGCAGTAACAGCCCAACTCCTACTGTTACAGTAGCATCAGTTACACCGACTGTACAAGCACAACAACCTGCTTGTGTCAACCCACATAAAGATAACACATATCCTGATTCCTATAAAGGATCATATTCAGTACCTACCATTACTAATACATTACCGAACAATGTACAACGTAGCGTGGGTTTTAAAGATTATATTCCAACACCAGCGACTCATTGGGCAGTATTTGCTACTAGCAATGCTTGCACCGGTGAAGAATATACTAAGATTCTTTACAGAGAATCACTTGATCGTTTACAATCATTAGGTGTTGATAATGTTTGGTTGTATATAGGTGGACATGGCTGGACTGTAGATCCCAATCTTTCTTACTGGGTACAGAAACCCGAAAATCTTACTTACTCATATAAACTTATAGAATATGTTGTAGCAGAGGCCAAGAAAAGAAATATCAAAGTATATTTGGCATGGCAATTTAACATCATTGACGATAAAAATAATTTCCTACTTCAGTTAGGCCAAATAGTTGATAAGAAACTATGGGCTACTATACTAGAATCACACCATAAAAATATTGTAAACATTGCTAAGTTTGGTGACTCTATTGGAGTGTCTGGAATATCAGCAGATTGGAACGCAATGAACATTGGTAACTTACATGATCCTGTCATGCAGGAAATGTATGTACAAGAAATTGTAAGTATTATTGATGATATGCGTAAAGTGTTTTCAGGCAAGATTACATGGGGGCAAAGTACAATGCCATGGCATGACAATCGCATCATTGATAAAATCGATGCATTACATGTTTCAGTTATGCCCAAATTATCTGATACTGATATGATTAATTTTAATTCTGATACAGTTAGTAATGCAGTATCAAAAGAGATGTACAAATTATATCAAGACCTAAATTGTATTTGGCCCTCGCAAAACTATTGTACTAATACTAGATCAGGGAAAGATGTTCCTGTTATTTTTGAAATCGCAGTACAAAGCAGAGACAAGTATTTTAAAGAGGGTTGGGTCGAAGATGGATTTTGTATTCCAGGCGTAACAACAGATAACAAGAAGGTTGATTGTATACAAACTACCTATACCACAGACTTTAGTGTGCAGGCTATAGGCATTGATGGAATGCTTAAAGCAATAAAGTCACAATCATTCTTTAAGGTTGATGGGGTAAACTTTCATAGTTCATATTGGCATACTGATACACTAAAGCCTAGTACAGGGTTTGTGCAGACACAATATGGAATGAAAGAGGATAGCGAGGGATTCCCTAATCTCAGTCAAAGCATACGTGGTAAGCCAGCAGAAACCGTTGTAAAACAATGGTTTAAAAGGTCTTGACAATTAATCCAAACTACTGTAATATATACATTATGGATACTATAGAACGTGATGCACACAACACCAAGTTTCTTATGACTACTCTTATTGAGACTGGTCCTGAGGGCTTGCGTAATTGGTTCCTCGAACAGAGCGACCATCGTAAGGCATATGTTGTAGAATTACTACAGGG